ATACGAACTAACTACGGTATCATCCCACAAGATGAAATTGACTATCTAATGACAGAAAGGTTGAAGAAAATTCAACCTGGAAGTATCCATGCGATTGACATTTCCGGTGAAAGTATTGATTGGTTATTTGAACGATACAAGTTTGATATTGTAATTCACATGGCTAGTTTTCCAAGACAAAAAGTTGTTAATGCTAATCCTACTATGGGAGCACAAACAATGATGGAAGGTCTATTGAATCTATGTGAAGCTAGTAAGAAACATAAAGTAAAGAAATTTGTTTATATCAGTAGTTCAATGGTATACGGTGACTTTACTGATGATGTAACAGAAGATTATAACTGTAAACCTCAAGGACAATATGGAATTATGAAATTAGCAGGAGAACATCTTGTCAAAGACTACAGCCGTCGTAATTGTTTTAGTTACACTATTATCCGCCCTAGTGCAGTATATGGTCCGCTTGATGTAGAAGATAGAGTTATTGCTAAGTTTATGCTTACTGCAATGCGAGGTGGTACACTAAATGTCAATGGTGCAAATGAAACATTAGACTTCACATATGTTGATGATGCCGCCGATGGTATTGTTGCAGCCGCATTAAGTGATAATACATCAAACAAAACATACAACATTACAAAGAGCCATAGCCGCACATTGTTAGAAGCCGCACAATTGGCATTAAAATTAGTAGGTGGTGGCACATTAGTAGTTAAAGATAAAGATGCTGACTTTCCTAGTCGTGGCGCATTGAACATTGATGCCGCTCGTAGAGACTTTGGATATGATCCTAAGGTAGACGTAGAAGAAGGCTTTCAAAAATATTATGAGTGGCTTAGTACAGCCAGTTACTGGCAGGATAAAATAAAATGAATGAATTAGAAACTGCATTAAAAGTTCATGATTGGACTCTAAATGGATATAAATCCAGAGTCAATATAGATAAGTTGATGAAAGAAAATCCCGAAACAGGCAAGGCATTATGGGAACAGTATTGCCCATGGAGTAATACCAATGGCGGATATGTTGCCTGGGCAAAAAATGAAAATACCTCATTTCGGTCTAGTAAGGCAGTATAAGAACATCGGTGAAGAGTTGCTAGATGCAACAGACCGTGCCCTCAAAGACGGGAAGTTAGTAGGTGGTCATTATACACGGTCATTTGAAGAATGGCTTAAACACCGCACCAAAACAAAATATGCTATAACTGTACATTCAGGTACACAAGCATTAGAGATTATTGCCCGTTGGAAAAAGATTAAACATAGTGAGACTATGGAGGGCAATCCAAGGATTCGTATTCCTAATTTAACTTATCCAGCTACACTAAATGCCTTTCTATTAGCAGGATGGGATATTGAATTAGCTGATACAGATAAGAATGGTATTATTAAACTTGAAACTAGTAGAGGTGGAATATATGATTGTTTGATGGGATTTGCAGGACGTAGACCCTGGCCTAATGCTGGATATTCAAATTCATATGGAGTGATAGTTGATGGAGCACAACATTGGTTAGCGTCTGACGGGGAGGTAGGTAGTGGTATGTCAATTAGTTTTGATCCTACTAAAAATTTACCTAGCTCAGGTAACGGTGGTGCTATTGTAACTAATGATGAAAAGTTATATCTATATGCTTCAAGTTATAGAGATAACAATAAGCCCTATTTTTATGATGCAGGATCTAATAGTAAGATGAGTGAACAAGATTGTGCTCAAATATTAGTCAGAGCAAACTATATAGATGAGTGGCAAAATCGTAGAAGTGACATAGCAAAATACTGGTGTGATAAATTAAAAGAATTACCTTTAACTTGTTTATCCGACACCAAAGATCCTCACGCACATCAAAAGTTTGTAATGTACTTAGCCGATCGTAATTCATTACATACTTATTTATTGTCAGACGGCATTGATAGTAAAGTACATTATGAATATGTGTTGGGTGATTTGCCAATTGGTAAAGATTTACCTAAACCTGATTTATTAGGTAATAGTGTTTTATTGTCTAGAGGAGTATTAAGTTTACCTATGTATCCGGAATTGACTGACCAAGAAGTAGAATATATAGCAGATAAAGTAAAATCATTCTTTTGAAGCATAAATAACGTTATGTGGATACTATCAATACTACCCGACGCCGCAATACATTTAATCTTTATATTAGGTATTTTGGGCACAATAGCAGGATTCGTCCTAGGATTCATTCCTTTTGTCAAAACATATCAATTTGCTATACAAATATGTAGCATTGTTGTACTTGTATTTGGCGTATATCTTGAGGGCGGATTAGCTGAAAATAAAGAGTGGGAACTCAAAGTTAAAGAGATGGAAGCTAAGGTAGCACAAGCTGAAACACAATCTGCTAATACAAACATTGAGATTCAAGAAAAGATTGTAGAAAAGACTAAAGTTATCCGTGAAAAGGGCAAGGATATTATCAAGTACATTGATAAAGAAGTAGTCAAAAAAGAGGAAGTTATCAAGTATATTGAAAACTGCCCTGTACCTAAAGAAATCATAGATTTACACAATCAAGCTACTGAGTTGAATAAGGCGGCTACAAAATGAAATATCTTTTAGTTGTTTTATTATTAGCCGGCTGCTCTACAACAGTACCAATAAAACAAAAGTTCCCTAATGCTACCCCTGAACTAATGAAAAAATGCGAAAGTCTTAAAAAGATTGAGGGTGATAAAGTAGCAATTACTGACATGCTTAAAGTTATTGTACATAACTATTCACTATACCACGAATGTTCAACTAAGGTAGATGGATGGCAAGATTGGTATAACGAACAGAAAAAGATATTTGACAATGTAAAATAATAGCATATTATGAAGTATTTGATATTATTGAGTGTATTATTGGCTGGCTGTGCTACCAACAAAGATTTTGAGTTATACCTAGAAGCACAGAAATCCATAAGTAGAGATGCTACAATGAGTGAAGCGGCTCGAATAAGCGTATTGATTGATATGACCAAGAGTGCTGACAATCAAGTAAAAATGGAAGCAATCAGAGCATTACAAGAGATCCAGCGTAGTAAAACCCCTATAGTTATAGAAGCTCCAAAGAAGAATTGGTTCGGCTTTTGATAAATACTCTATAGGTCTAGGATTTTACATGTCACAAGAAATTATTGAAACAGGCGAAACACCAAATGATGGTAGTGGGGATCCTTTACGCACTGCCTTTGACAAAATTAATAATAATTTTGCAAATTTATTTACATTAACTACTGGTAATCCTGAAATATTACAATTAATTGACGATACCGGAAATGAATCATTGGGGAATTCGTTAAATCAGATTAACAGAATGATTGTTAATTTGGTCTCATTGGCTGCTAATAACAATGTAAGTAATTCCACAAGTACAGGAAATATTAATACTATTAACAATAATATTAATATGACTATTACTAATACATTTGACAGCAAAGCAAATAATCCGGTAATTATTAGACAAAAACAAAAAGCTACAAAACTTGCAACACTTTCCTCAATAGAAACAACTACATCTTCTTTGGCTCTGAGCACCAATACAACCACATATGGTAGCCAAGAATATATTAACATTGGTGAAACACCTAACGATGGTAATGGTGATCCCTTAAGGGTAGCATTTGGTAAAATTAATAACAATTTTACTAACTTATTTTTAACTACTACAACTACCAGTACAGCGTATACGTCCGGAAATGCACAGAATCAAGTTATATTAGAAGTTCCTATAACACAGTTTTATCAAGGTGAATTTCAAATTCGTTCAAGTGATTCAGGAACACCCGACATGCAAGATATTACCCTAACTGCTAGTATTACTAATAATCTAGATGGTGTAAGATTTAGCGGTCATTCAACCTTATTTGAAGGTAATGCTATTTGTAGATATGATATGGATGTATCAGCCGGTAATGTTAGAATTTTAATAAATCCATTATTAGACATAGGAATTGACCATTTTATATCAGCCTTTGTAACTTATCCTGCTGACGTAGTGGTATCAGGAATTGAGATTTCATTAGACGGTTATGCTAACGGTTATTTAATGGGAACTGAAAACGACTTGATATTAACAACGGAATCAGAATGAGAGCAAAAGAATTTATAACTGAAACTACATTGAGTAAAGTACACGATGGTCTTGATGTGGTATCTATGACCCTTCCTAACACGTATATTATTCCAGAGTTAAAGAACAATGACTTCTATAATTTATATCGTTTTGGTGTAGCACTTGCCGCAGTAAGAGGTGAAAGTGGCCACGATAATGTACAGACTGGATTAGAGCCTAAGTTTAGGGCAGAAAGTAGTTGGGGAGAACATCAGGTTGTATCATCTCAGTTTGACAAAGAACTTGGTAAAACTATTGACCAAGCATTACAGAAAGTTGGAAAATCCGGCAAAAAATCAGTAAGCTCATTCGGGAGCAATGAGATGAGCGATACCTTAACTCAGTCACCAATTATTGGATTCAAAGGATATAAAAGAAAATGAGAGCAAATGAATTTATATCCGAATCTAAAGTTGGTAAAATATCTAATCAACAACAACAAGCAACCCGCGGGTTAAATGTTTTTTCAAAAAAAATAGACAGCTATGATAGAATATATGATTTGAATCGCTTAATGATGGCTGTAGCAAGTAGTGATGGAATAAACCCAATAGAAATGAATGCTGAAAGTTGGGTAGGTAAACACAACACCGCACATCCTTATACTGAAGAAGAACAAGATATGCTTATATTAGCATACAAGGCTGCTGGTTTAGAGTATAAAGATTTAAATAATGGTAATTTAGATAGTGAAGAATTAGTAAGTATAAATGTTCAAAGCATAGTTAAACCTTTTAAGGGTTATAAAAGAAAATAATGTAAGTCATGTCATTTAGAATAAGTAATTATATCAAATTACAGGATTACGAATGATTGATATTAATAACACGCTTGA